CCGGCGCAGGAAGCGCAGATGAAGGCCGACAAGGCGGCGAAGGACGCGGCCGACGCGGCGGCGAAGGCGAAGGGTGTGGCTCCAGCGAAATGAGCCGGTTGCCCTGCTTGGATTGCTTCTGGCAGCTCGTCCGCGATCGCATCGCTTGGAAGTTGCCGGAAGGCTGGCTGCGGCGCGGTTACCGAATCCATTTCTGGCGTTGCTTTGGCTGGGCCTTGCGGAAGGGTTGGGCGAAATGAAGCGCGCGACCCTCTCCGTCGAGCTGGACCTCTCCATGGGGCCGCCTCAGGACTTCCGCATCTTCCCGGCCGGCAGCTTCGAGACGACCAAGGGCACCTTCCTCTTCGACGGCCAGGCTGCCCGGAGCGTGATGGCCGCGGTCGCCGACTGGGGCAACGACTACTGCGTCGATTACGCGCACTCGATGCTCGGGTTCTTCAACGTCGACCCGGCCAAGTCGATGAAGGCGGCCGCCTGGTTCACGCCGCAGCTGCGCCAGGGCGAGCTCTGGGCAACGGCGGTGCGCTGGAACGACGAAGCGCGGTCGATGCTCGGCAAGCGCGAAGCCCGCTACGTGTCCCCGGCCTTCAACATCGAGGACGGCGACGACAACCGGATCTCGGAACTGATCAACGTCGCCCTGACCAATATTCCGGCTACGAAGAAGCAGACGCCACTCGTCACCTCTCGTGACCGCAACGATACGAACCCCCGCAAGGAGCGCTACATGGGCAAGAAGAACAAGTCCGCGACCAACGCCATGACCCTGTACAAGCTCGGCCTGCCTCCGAACGCGAGCGAGGACGACGTCATGGCCGCGCTCGACGGACTGCGCGAGAGCGCCCGCGTCGCCGACGTGACCAAGGCCCGCATCGAGGCCGACGCCAAGGCGAAGGCCGAAGCGGAAGAGAAGGCCCGCAAGGTGCGCGAGGGCGAGACCGATCTCGCCACGCTCGCCGCGAAGGGCGCCGCCGACGCGACCACATCCGACAAGTCGCGCGCCGATTCCGAGAAGCAGCTGATCGAGCTCACCGGAGCGAAGAGCTACGGCGAGGCGCTCGGCGTGGTCCTCTCGCTCAAGGCCGACGTGGCGCGCATTCCGCAGCTCGAGGCGGAACTGGCCGCGCTGAAGACGCAGGGCCAGGGCGCCACCGCCGAGATGCTGGTGGAGCAGGGCATCCGCGAGGGCAAGATCTCCCCGGCACAGAAGGAGCTGTGGCTCCAGATCGGGAAGAAGAACCCGGAGATGCTCGCCGGCTTCCTCAAGACCGCGTCCGCAGTGGTGCCGCGCAAGCCGGCCGAGTCGCCCGAGCACAAGCCGCGCATCGCGCTCACCGCCGAGCAGTTGAAGGCCGCCGCCAAGATGGGAATCACCGACCCGAAGGCGCTCGAGAAGTTGCAGGAGCAGATGGCCGAGGCCGCTGCGATCCGCGCGACCGGCTAGTACCGCCCCGCCACCGACAACCGATTCGCTCCACCTCACCGATCCACGGGACGGCCAGAGCCGCGCCCAGGAGATACCCGCATGGCCTTCCTCACCGCGATCCGCAACACGCTCAAGTTCAAGGACACCGCGATCATGGACCTGCACTTCGTCCCCATCGCGGACAACGTGACCATCTACGTCGGCGGCATGGTCGGCCTGAACTCGGCCGGTCTCGCTGTCCGCGGCGGAGACGCCACCTGCGTCACTGTGATCGGCAAGGCGGAGGTCCCCTACCTGCCGCAGCCGGTGAGCCAGAACACCACCCCGAACACGTCCTACAACAACACGTACACCGGCCACGCGGCGAGCTCGCTGCAGGTGGCGGTCCGGACAGGCGTGTTCAAGTGGGCGAACGGCTCCGCGGCGGACGCGCTCACCCAGGCGGACGTCGGCCAGGACGTGTTCGCCATCGACGATCAGACGGTTGGCCGCGTCCCCAGCACCGGTCGCCCGCGCGCCGGCAAGATGGTCCTGCTCGACGCGGACGGCGGCATCTGGGTCTCCATGGGCTACTTCGGCCAGGTCGGCCTCGCCACGCAGATCCTGACCCTCCCGGTCACCCTCACCTCGCTGGTGGTCGGCGGCGGCACCATCGCCGGCCCGATCACGCTCGGCTTCGCCTGCCGCATCATGGGTATCTCCTACGTCGCGGCCGTCACCGGCACCGGCGCGGGCGCGACCTTCGCCGTCAACCTGCAGATCGGCGGCGTCTCGACGACCGGCGGCGTCTGCGCCATCACGCTGGCGAACACCGGCTACGCGGCCACGCCCGTGCTCGGCACTGCGGTCACGGCGCTGAACATCGTCTCGCCGACCTCGACGATCACGCTCATCAACGCGGCCGGCACCGTGTTCACCGCCGGCTCCGGCTACTTCCTGATCCAGCTGGCGTAACTCCGAACCCTTCCCCTCACCCGCAATCGCAATACCTCGCAGCGCCGCCCTCGACGGGTGAGGCGCACAAGGACGTGCCCCCATGGAACTGATCCAGAGCAACATCGACTTCCTCTGGTACGGCTTCAACAACATCGTCCAGCAGGCACTGATGTCCACGGTGACCTACTGGGCGACGATCGCCAGCCAGACCACCTCCAGCACGCGGCAGGAAGTGCACGCCTGGATCGACCGGCTCCCGCTGATGCGAGAGTGGCTCGGCGAGCGGCAGATCCTGAACCTCCAGACCCGCGCGTACACGCTGATCAACAAGGACTACGAGGCGACGGTCGAGATCGACCGGAACCCGCTCCTCGACGATCAGTTCGGCATCTTCAACGCGCGCGCCCAGGCCCTCGGGATGAGTGGTGCACTCTGGCCGGATCAGCTGGTGATCACCGCGCTGCAGAACGGAGACGCCACCGCCTCCGTCTGCTACGACGGGCAGCCGTACTTCAACGCGTCGCACCCGCAGGACCCGGACAACCCTTCCTCGCCGACGCAGTCGAACCTGTTCAACACCGCCGGATCCGGCGCGCGTCTGCTCACCTCCGCCAACTTCGCCTTCGTCCGCGCGAGCATGATGGCATGGAAGGGCGCCAACGGGTTCCCGGTCAACACCATGCCGGACACCGTCTACGTCCCGCCGCTCCTCGACGTCACCGCGCGGCAGATCGTGCTGGCCGCCTTCACCGCCCCGGCCGCGGCCACCGGCCAGAACGCCGCTGCCGCGCAGCAGACCAACGTGCTCCAGGGAATGGCCCAGGTGGTCACGATCCCCAAGCTCGCCGGCGACGACACCACCTGGTACACGGGCGACACGAAGACGCTCGGCGCCATCGTCCGCGGGATCATCTTCCAGGTCCGGCAGCCTGTGCAGGTCGTGCAGAAGACCGCGCCGAACGATGACAACGTGTTCAAGACCCGCAAGTTCCTCTGGGGAATCGACGCCCGCGGAAACGCTGGCTACACGCTGCCGTTCCTGATGGCGAAGTGCGGCGCCTAGCCGTTCGCCTTCCGGTGGCTGTCCCAGGTCTCGCCGGCCAAGCGTAGAAACGCCGCGCGGTCGGTGATGTGCAGTGACCTGTCGCATTGCATCGCTGCGGCCGCGAGCAGGGTGAACACGACCGCCTCGGCCGGCACGGTCGTTCCCTCCAGCTTGTTCAGCGCCTCGATGATCCGGTTCATCACCTGCCGGCCTGCCTCGTGAAATTCGACGGTGTCCATTTCCAGGAGTATCGCATGCCCTCTACCCCTGTTCGTGTGCTGGTCATTGTCCCCGAGCGCCGTTTCACCCGCGACGACGGGAGCGACGGAGTCGAGCCCGGGTTCTGGGCCGGCGGCCGGTTCTGGCCCAACGGCGAGACCGAGGCAGTCCTGGAAGACGACCCGCCTGGGCCGCCCTTCCAGTTCTACGACTTCGACAAGCGCGAGGCGGTCGAGGCGCGCCAGCCCGGCCTGACGGTGGCCGCGAAGCTGCGCCATCTCGAGCACGCCAAGGGCGGGCAGATCATCGTCCTGCCGGACGGGTACAAGACCCGGACGATCAAGACGCCGATGCTGCTCACCTACAAGGTGCTCGGCGAGGTGAAGCCGGAGAAGCAGCAGGCGCAGGCGAGGTAGCCCGTGGCGCTGCTCACTCCGACGCCGTACGCGAGCCTCGCCGACCTGACGACCTCCGGGCTATCCGCGTCGGCGCTGGGCACGGTGACGACCGCGCAGCAGCAGGCCTTCATCGATGCGGCGAACGCCAAGATCGACAGCTACATCGGCGCGAAGTTCACGCTCCCGCTCACCTCCTGGGGCGCGGATCTGCGAGACGCCTCGGTCGCGATCGCGGCCTTCAGCCTGATCGCCTTCCGTGGATTCGACCCCGAAGATCCGGGCGACGTCGTCTTCCAGAACCGAAAAGACGAAGCGCTGGCCTGGCTCAAGCTCATCTCCAAGGGCGAGGTGACGCCGCTGGTGGCCGACTCGGCTGCGGGCGGCAAGGGCGGCGCTGGCGGAAATCCGTTCACCTCGCAGGCGCGCACGACCTACAGCACGACGCAGGCCGTGCTCGACGGCCAGGTCACCATCAATTCAGACCCGCAGGCCGGACAGGTGATCATCGGTCGCCCGGCGCTCCGCGGCTGGTAGCTGAAAGGGGCGCGCGATGGCTTCCGTCTACGGCCTAAGTTTCACGTGGGCGGTCACCACGCCAACCGCCAATGCGTGGGCGGAAGTCGCGCGGACCGAGGGCCTGCTCGAATACAACAAGGCCATCGGGACGGCGAACCTGATCGGCGCGGTCGGCGGGACGCTCGACATCGTCATCCAGACGAACTACGGGCGCGGCCTGGGCCAGTCCGGAGCCGGTTTCTGGAAAGACCTCGCCCGCTTCAACCAGCTCGCCGCCAGTGCGGCGGCGATCTCGTGGAACATCGTGCTCACCCGC